GCCAGCCCGTGGGCCCCGGCCAGCACGGCGCCGAGCGATGCCAGTCCGAGCGCCAGCACACCCACCGCCCACGCCACCCACACCCACCGGCTAACCACCGGGCCCGTCCCCATCCGGCCGGTACTCCAAGCCCCGGTACCCATCCGGTCCGGTCGGTTGCTCGTGGCCACACGGGAGCGCCACCACGTTGGACCCACCCCGGCGGCGGCCACGGGCGGGCGTGTAGTCCGGTGCTGGCGCCCCACACACCCGGCAATACCACGCCCCACTAGCCATCGTCCACGTCCTCCGGTTGGGTCACCATCGTGGTGACACACTCCCCGGTGTCCCCGTCATAGACGAAGAGCCGGGACTCCCCGAAGCGCTCGGCCAACTCCAGCGCTTGGAGGGCGTCGGCTTCGGCTTGCTCGGGCGTGTCGGTGGCGGAGCCGGGTGTGGTCCCGTGCTCACTCCACACCCGGCCGCCAGCGGTGAGCCGGAACACGAGCCCGCCCGGCGCTCGGCCGGGATCGATCCGGTACCACCTCGGGCTAGCCATCGGGCTCGTCCTCCCGCTCCGGGTTGGGTGGCACGGGCGGCGGCCGGGTGAGCGTGAGCCCCGGCGCCAGATCGTCCAGCATCTCCCGCACGATCCGAGCCAGTAGCCACGGGACCGGTACGCCACGGGCGTCCGCCTCGGCCCGCAGTCGGGCGGCCAAGTCCGGCGGTAGCCGTACCGTCACCGTGTCCCGGCGGCGGATCACCACGGTGACACCGGCGGAGCGGGCGGGGTGGCCGTGCCATCCCCCCGCCGTTGGTTGCACGAGCGACACGCGGCCCGGAGGTTGGCGTCCACGTCCTCACCCCCGAAGCGGCGGGGGACGATGTGATCCACGTGGGTGGCCGCACCCTCACACCCCGGCCACTGGAGTTGGCACACGTGGTTGTCACGGGCCAGCACCCGGCGCCGAGTCCGCACCCACGCCCCCGACCACCGGAGATTGGCGGCGGCCTGGCCGCTCACCTTCGGTGGCTTGGCTCGTGGCACCGGTGCTCCCACAACTCCCCGCAATCCACACACACCGTCCGGGCGTGCTCGTCCAGCGTCCCCGATGGCACCCACTCGTGGGGCCCGAGCCCCGCCTCTTCCTCCCTAGCCGCCCCCGGAGGGGGCGTCCATTGGCCGTCCGCCCGTGAGCGTGTCACCGCCCGTGCTCCGTGAAGAGCCCGAGTTGGGCGGACTCCGACACCAAGCGGACGGTGACGGTGGCTCCCTTGTCGGGTGTCACCTTCCACGTGATGGCGGCCAACTCCAGCCCGAGCGGCGCGGCCAGCTTGGCCACGGCGTCCGCGAAAGCGGCGGGAGTTGCGATGTCGGTTGCCATAGCGGTCCACCTCCGGTGGTGTCAAGGGTAAGGGGCGGGCTAATCGTCGGGAAGGTCCGAGAGGTTGGGTCCGGGCACGAGCGTGGCCACCCACGTGGAGCTACCGCGCGGGGCGGCCACCGCGCGGGGTTTATTCATGGGGACTTCTAGGGGGTCGCGCGCCCCCGGTCGCGCGGGTGTCGCGCCCCCGGTCGCGCGGCCCGTCGCGCCCCCGGTCGCGCGGGTTGTGGACAACAAGGAGCCGGGGTCGCGCGCCCGGTCGCGCGGGTTGTCCCCGTAACGGAGCACCGGGAACGGGCCCCACCTCGTGGTCCGGCCCGGACGGCGCTCCACCCCCACCACGTCGGCCGCTTCGATGGCGGCTAGGGCCCGGATCACCCGGTTGGCGCCGAAGCCCGTCTTATCCATGATCTCGTCCCGCGAGCACCAAGCCCACCCGGACTTCCGGTTGGCCCAATAGGCCAGCCCGAGCACGAGCACGGCCCGAGCGTCGGCGGACAAGCCCTTGGCTTGGCCGATCTCGTCCGCCCACTCCATCGCGTATCCGCTCACGGTGCCACCACCTCGGCGGGCTCTAGGTGTCCGTGCTCCACGAGCCAACGGAGATGGCGGCGGAGCTTGGCCGCGCTTCCGTGCTCGGGTTGCTGGCGGGCCAGATCGGCGGCCCACCCTGGCCATACGCCATAGGTGAGCGCCACGCGCATAGTGGAGCGGTAGGGCTCGGGACAAGCGGCGAGCCGAGCCCGGCGGGCCCGTCCCGCTCGGGCGCGTAACTGCTCGGCGTCCCATGCTTCGGGTATGTTGGGCGTCACGTGGATGAAGCTCCTCTCTTGGAGTGTCCGACGCCCGCTCCCCGGCCAGGGAGCGGGCGTCTTTTGTATAGCGGGCTTACGGCCGCCGGTAGCGGATCCGGTCTTGCTCACGGCGGGCCAGGGCGTAGGCCACCACCGTCCCGGCGTGGGCGGAGCGGCGGGCGGCCACCCGGTACGCCAGCCACCATCGGAGCCGGTTGATCATCGGGCCACCACCCTCCACCACCCATCGGCGCTCGTGGGCGCTTCGTTGGTTCTACACCCACCGCGCACGCTCCGCCACTGCTTCGTTAACTGCACGAAAGATTTCCCGCCGGGCCAGCCCATCACGCGGCCGCAAGCTCGGCCAGTAGGTGGGCGCCGATCCACTCGGTGTAGGCGGGCGGGATGGCTTGGGATAGCTCCCGGCGGGACATCCAATCGATCCCCATAGCTATCCGGGCCCCGGCCAAGTTCTCTTTATGGGAGCGGCCGCCCTTGCCATCGGTGCGGGTGGTGTAGCTCGGGCCCCCGCCCCCGGTGACATCCACCGGGCGTGGCTGGAGATCGTGGCGACATTGGGGGGCCAACATGAGCGACGAGGATCCGAAGCGCCGGTGTCGGCGGACACCGAGCCCGAAAGCGGATCCGCACAAGGTGAACCACCACCCCGACATCACCACGTCCGGCCCGACCACGTTCTCCACCACCCACGGGAGCCCCGCCTCTTGGAGCTTCACCACGGTGGCGGCCAGCATCCACCCCGTCCCGTGGTCCGCCCCGCCCCGATTCTCCCGAGCGATGGCGGCCAAGTCGGTGTGATCCTGGCACGGCGGGGACGCGTGGACGGCTTGGAAGCCCGACAGATCGAAGCCGAGCGCGTCCGCTTGGACGAAGGGGAACGGGTAGCGCCGTTGGCGCTTGACATCCACGCCCACCACATCGAAACCGGCCCGGTGGTAGCCCCACGCGGCGCCACCGGCGCCACAGTAGAGATCCACCATCTTGGGGCGGGCGCTCACGCCACCACCTCGTCCAACGAGAGTTGTCCGGCCGCCATGCGGGCTCGGGACGCGTCCAGCGTGGCGCGGCAAGCGTCCAGCCACTCGGCCGGGGTGCGGTCCGGGTAGATCGGCGCCGGTGGGACGAGATCGGGGAAGAGCGAGAGTTGCACCCCGGCGGGCTCCCCGCCGGTGAAGAGCGCGAGTTGGCCAAGCTCGGGATCGTCGTCCACGGCGTAGCTCACGGCGGTCACCTACCCGGCCGCCGGTGTAGGGGATCCCCCGTCCATCGGCCGGACTTCCCCATCCAACCGGAGGTGATGCAACGGGCGGGCGGGGATCCCGCCCGTGAGGCTACGCCGCGGGCTAGCCCGCTTTCGGCTTTCCATATCGCATATAGGCGGCTTGGCCGGTGGTTCCGAGCGCTTCCCCTATCGATTTCCACGAGAAGCCGTCCGAGCGGAGCCCTTCGATCCCGTCACGTATGGCCGCCTCAAGCTCGTCACGGATGGCGACGAGGGAGCGGAGATCTTCGGCGTCCGCGTGTCTCATCTTCCGTCCGGCGGCTTGCACCATGCGCGTGAGCATATCTGTGAGCTTGTGAATATCCGTGTAGGTTCCCCGCTCTCGGGGGGGCGTATAGGGCGCCGGACGGTTGTGGGCGGGGATCCGTTTCCGGGTGGTGAGCTTCACCATCTGGCCGCACTCGTGGCACTCCACGCCCGCACCGGCCACGCCCCCGGCGCTCCGCTCCCCCGAGCCGTCACACCGGACGATGTTCCGCTTAGCCACGGAGCGCCCGCCGGATCCGCTCCATCTCGGCCAGACACCCCGGACACGCCCCGCACGCGTCCCCGGCATCGCTCCGGTTGGAGCAAAACGGATTGGGCTCGTCGGCCCGGCGGCCGCTCATCGGATCGTCCAATCCGTGGGGGCGATCACGGAGAGGGTGTGGAGCACCCCCTCGCGTATCCCCTCGGGCTCTTCGGTCCCCCGGTGCCAACTCCACTCGGTGTAGCCGTCGCGGGAGTGAGTCTCCAAGTCGGTGATGAAGCCGTGGTGGAGACTCGCCAGCAACGCCCGCCGTACCGTCTGGAGCGCTTGGCGGCCGGTGTCGTCAAGGGTGGAGCCGTGCATCACGGCCACGCTCGTGGCGGGCTCGGGGATCACGTCGGGATCGGTCATGGCTCCAGAATAGCCGAAGGGTGTAAGCAACGCTTACACCCTTTTGGCTTCTAGGTCTTGGGAAGGTGGGCGCTAACCGGCCCGCTCCGCTCCGGTCACTTCCTCACCTCCGAGATCTCGGCGCCGGGGAAGTCCCCGAGCCAGAAGCGGGCGTAGTCGGGAAGCTCGGCGGGGGTGACGTGATCCTCCGCCACCTCGTCCACGCCATCGGAGTCCAGATAGACCACCATGAAGCCCCGCCCCGGCGGCCCGCCGTTCCCGGCCACCGCCCCGCCAAGGTGGGCGGCCTCGTCGCGCTCGGTGTCCTCGGGACAATCGCACGTGGACATGAAGATCTCCACCACGTGGTCCGTACCGGGGGCGGCCACGGACACGTAGGTGATGTCCAAATCGTCGGGGAAGTCGGGGGCGTCGTCGGAAGTCTGGCGCTCCAGGGTGGCGGCCCAACCGGCGCCGGTGAGCGCGGTCATGGCTTCGGTGAGGGTGTTGGTCACGCCCGTTCCCCCTCGGCCACGAAAGCCCGGATCTCGGCCACCATCTCGTCCAAGCTCACGCCCCACGCGCGGCGGATGGCGGTCTTGGTGTTGTCGAATTGCTCTTGCTCTTCGTCCCCCCATAGCTGGACAACATCGTCCAGCGCGGTGGCCGCTTCCAAGAGCTTGTCCGCCACTTCCGGGCTCACCTCGTCACCATCCACGGTTGGGCGGCCACGAGGGCTTCCCGAGCGGTGGGGAATACGGTGGCCGCGTCGGCGCTCCGGGTGAAGCCCCACGCCACGGGGGCGTTGGGATCGTGGGCCAGTAGCCGGAAGGTTTCGTCCTCTTCCACGAGAAAGCCGTCATAGACGGGATAGAGATGGAGCTTCCCGAGCTTGGCCATTGCGTCGGCCACGGTGGCGGGCTCGGAGCCATCGGTGAGGTTGCCACAAAAGCCGTACATCTCGGCCGTGTCGAAGTCCAGCGCTTCGGTCATCCAATCGGTGGTGTTCATACTCATTCCAACACTGTAAGCCGGGCTTACATTCCGATCAAGGCTACCGGCGGGGGGGACGGCGGCGGCCGAACACAACCCACACGAGGGCGGACACGGTGGTGGCCAGCCCGCCGAGCCCGATCCCGAGCGCCAGCCACTCCCCCGCCGTGAGGGTGTTCATCTAGTCCCAAGCGGCGGCCCACGTGTCGGGCCCGATGAGCCCGTCCACGGTGATGGCGGCGGCCGTCTGGACGGAATAGGCGGCCCCCTCGGTTTCGTCCCCGTAGAAGCCGTCCGCGGCGATCCCGCCCACTTGGGCTTGCCACTGGCGGAGCCCGTCCGCCCCGTGGGGCCCCCCGTAGGGCGGATAGAAGCCGGACACGGACTCGGTGGGCCCATCGGCGGGCCCGTAGTAGTACCCGGCCGGGAGCGGGAAGGGTGGGGCGGATCCCGGCGACGGTGGGGGCCCATCCGGGGCGGTCGGTGGCACCGTGGCGGGGGATCCGCCCGCGCGCGCCAGTATTTCCGCTCGGGCGTTCACCCGGACATCACAGGGACATCCGGTTGGGTAGCCACCCTCACACCGGTGGTAGTTGAGCCCCGGTGTCCACGCGTCGTTGGAGATCACGAGCGGGATCCCGTGGGTGGCGTGGGCCCACGCCATCAACTCCCCGAAGAGCGCTAGTTGGTTCTCCGTCAAGGGCTCGGCCCACGGATCGGACGGACACCCTTCGGTTTCCACCCCGATCCCCGAGCCGTTGAGGGCGTCAGTCCCGCCGTGCCACGCCCGGACGGACGTGTCCACGTGCTGGACGGGCTCCCCCGCCTTGGGGATCCAGAAGTGGGCGGACACCCGCCGGGATTCATACACCCCGGCCGGATCCCCGTTTCCGGCTTGGTGGTGGAGCGTCACGAAGATGGGGGAGATGGCACCCCCACACGTGGACACCGGGCTCCAGCGGGCCCGTGACCATCTAGCCATCGTCGCCACCCTCGGACTCGGGCTCCCCCATCCCCTCGGTGTCCATCTCGGCCGTGTCGTCGGGCTCGGGCTCGGGGGTGGGCTCGGTTGGTGTATCGCTCATGTTTTAGGGCTCCCGTCCTCGTTGAAGTAGAGATTGGCCACGGTGGGCCATACGGCTTGGGTGAGACTCAATAGGTCGGCGTCGGTCACGTTGGCTTGGGTGATGGTCCCGTCCCCGTTGTCCACCTTGTCGGCTATCCCCGGCCCGGCCGCTTCCATCCGAACGAAGGTGAGCCCGATCTCCACGTCCCCGCCCATCATGGCGGTGGCCAACGCGACGTAGGCGGGGCGGGCGTCGTTGCGGAACACGTCCGCTTGCTGGACGCCCACGGCGTACACCCGCCCTTGGAATTCTCCGTCTTGGGTGAGTTGGGCTTGGGCTTGGTAGCTCATCGGGCTTCCCCTTTCTACGGCTTGCCTAGATCGATCACGGCCAGTTGGCACGAGTTGGCCAGGAAGCGGCCCGCTCCGGGCCCGATGCTCACCGCGAGCGGGACGGCCATTGAGCCGTCCGCGGGCGGGGTGTGGATGTGCCACGCGGTCCCGGCGTAGATGCTGTTGGTGACGAAGCCGCCGTTGATGAAGTCGTGGCGCATCGGGAGCCCGTCGTTGCGGAGCGTCACCCAATTTCCGCTGGTATTGGAGTTGGCGCTTATCTGCTGGAATTGCGCGTAGGCCAAGATGAGGTAGCGGCGGCCCGCTTTCACCGGGACGTTGAGTTGGTAGAGCACCGCGTAAGTGGTCATGTCCATTTGGGCGGGCGGGCCCGGTTGGTAGCCGATGAGATGTCCGGCCAGCACATCGGCCAGCGGGGGGACGGACAAGCTCCCCGGCCGGGTGTCGGTGATGTCACCGGCGACGATGGACGCGGCCCCGCCGTTGATCCTCACTTGGGCTAGCGCTACTGCGCCGGCGGGGACGGCGGGAGCCACCGGGCTGGCCGCTTCGGCCCCGGCCACGAAGGTGATCACGAAATCGTCCACGGTCCCGCCGTCAAGGTCTTGGCCGTGGGATTGGCAGATGATGAGATCTATCCGGTTGGTCCCCGATGGGGGGGACGGGTTTAGGTTCACCACCTCGGGGGCGTCCCACGGACATAGCACCGAGCCGGTTCCGTTGGCGGCGGGGACGGCTACGTCACCGGGGGCGGCTTGGACGGACATCCCCGAGCCGGTGGGGGTCACCGCCGCGCCCGAGCTTCGGCCGTCCGGCCATAGGGCGCCGAGTAGGCGGCGGTCCACGCTCCCGGCGTAGCTACCGGCTTGGAGCCATAGGGGTTGGAAACGAGTCAAGAGATCACCTCCGGGCCAGGGCGTCCACGTCCCGGCGTGTCTTTCGGAATAGGGCGGACAGATCCACGGCGGGGCGGCCCACCGTGACTTCTACGTCCTCTTGGCCGTCGTCACCGATGGCGAAAGAGAGCCCGAGCACCCGCACGGTGGTGGAGATGTCCAAGCGGCCGGACTTGATCACGAGCGGAACGGTGTCGCCTAGAGCGGGGCGGCCTGGCCGGTACCAACCGGGGCGGAGCGTGAGCGAATAGGACGGGACCAAGAGCCCTTGGGAGCGGATGTCCCCGTCCGCCTTTTGCTGGAGGGTGGGGCGGAGCTTCACGTCCGAAGCGGAGTCCACACCCATCCACAAGCCCACCGGGACGGCCCCCACGTTGTTGGCGTCGGCGTTCCACGCTTCCGCGATGAGTTGCGGAGCCCCCTCCGTCCCGCCGTTGTCCCCGAGTACCCGGACGTAGTTGGAATAGCCGCCGTCCGCCGGGTTCACCGAGCGGGTGAGGGCGGACACGGTGGCGCCGTAGACGAGGGCGTGGTCCGAGCGGCCCACACCGCGCGCCGGGTACCACACCCGGAGCCAATCGTGGCCGTCCGTGTTGGCGGCCGGAAAGATGTCCACGTCAAATCCGTTGATCACCGCGGCCAGATCGGTGACTAGCTGGCCGATGGCCGATCCGCCGGTGTAGGTCCGGTCCCGTAGCTGGCCGGACTTGGCCGCCCGGATGCTCCCGTCCGGGTTCACCCGCTGGACGGCCACCGGGAGCCGGGAGCCCGGATCGAAGCTCACCGGTGCGCCGGCGCCACCCACCCCGGCCGCGGTGGAGATCACGGTGGCCCGAGCCAGAAGGTTGGCCACGATGTCGTCTTGGTCGGATTGGGTGTAGACGAGATCGGCGGCGGCGGTGAGATAGCGCCGGTTCATCACGGCCAAGTAATCGTGGACGGTGAAATTCACCGAGTGGGATTGCTCGGAGATGACGTCCTCGGATTGGGCCACGATCCCCCGGAACATCAACGCTTCGGCGCCGGTGTCGGGATCGGTGCGCCACGCCATCACGTCGGTGGTTAGCTCGTCCACGTACCCGGCCGATGCGGAGTGGCCGTCCAAGGTGAAGGTGAGCTTTGTGGGGGCGTTCCACGCCAGCTCCAACCGGCGGGAACGGGCGTCGGAGATCTCGGCTATCCCGGTGGTCCGGGCGGGGGCGAAGAGCGACGGGGAGAAATCCCGGCGGTGGACGGTGATCCGCCAGCGGGCCCCCTCTTGGTCAAGTAAGGAAGCCGTCATACCACAACGCTTGGACTTGGCTGGCCGCGCTCGTGGACGCCCCGGTGATCTTCAACCACGAGTAGTAGGGGAGCGTGGGGAGTACCGGCCACACCGATTGGGCCCAATCGATTTGGGCCATCACCGATTGGGTGGGATCCCCTCCGACGAAAGCGGTCTTGGCCGCGGTGTCCACGTCCACGTAGGCGCCGGGGTTGATCCGAAAGCCGAGCACGAAAGCGATGGTGGCATCGGGCCCGGCGGGATCGGCGCCGGTGGTGGGCGTCATGGTCACCACCGGATCGGTGATCGGGCCCCATATCCGCAAGAGCGGCCGGATCACGATGTCCCCGGCGGAGCGGATCTCCCCGATGGTGGGCGCCCCTCCGCCCACCGGATAGATCCGGTTATGGGTGAGCGGATAGCCCCGGCCGGACTCGGTGGATCCCCCGGCCATCGCGGTGGCCAGCTTCTGGAGCGGATCGCGGACGATGGGATCGGCGGCCACCCACTGGAGCCCGATGTCCCGAGAGCGTTTCCCCGAGATCGGCCACGTGTACCCGGCGGCCCGGACGATGGCGAAGCGCTCGGGGGCGCCGGGACGGTCTAGGACGTAGTGAAGCTCCGGTCTTGCGTTGGGGACCATGAAGGGGGCGAAGATGGCGCCGATCTCGTCGGCGGTCATGGTCCCCCCGCTGGCGCGTACGGAAGCGCTCATGGCTCGGGAGCCCATATAGCGGGTGCGGTCGGTGATCCCGTCTTGGTCCGGGTTGTTGTTGGTCACGTCGCGCACCTCGGGATAGCCGAGATCAAGCTCCGTGCACGCGTACCCGGCCACGTCATCTTCCAAGGGGAGGATCCGCTCCCCCATCTGGAGCCACGCCCGGCGGACGCAACCCATCACACGCCCCAAATCGTTGTAAGCATCGCTTACACCCCGGCGGACTGGACGGACCACGCCAGCCGTTTCCCGAACGTGTCCACGTCCACCCGCTCCCCGAAGGTGGCGTGTTCTATGTGGACGAGCCGATCCCACCGGGCTGGCCTGGCCGAAGCGGGCGCCGGGGAGATCACCTCACCGGCGTGGGCGTAGACGAGCCCGGAGCGGGTGAGCAAGCCACCGGCGGCCAGGGTGGGAACGTGCCACGGGGGTGTCCAGTGGAAAGCGGGGATGATGTCGTGGCCAGCGATGGACACCCCCGGCGTGGAGATGGAGATGGAGTTGAGGGTGTTAGCAATCCCGTTCCACACCGATTTCAACGGCCCGATTATGCGGGAGCTAATGAAATCCCACGCGGCTTGGAAGGGGGCGGTGATGGCGCCCGTCACCCCGGCCAGGGCGCCCGAGATGGCACCGGCCACCCCCGAGAAAGCCCCGTGGATGGGTTGGATCAAGTAAGAGTTGATCAAGCCCCACGCGGCCCGGAACGGGGCGGACACCACGTTGGCGATGGGGGCCAGCATCCGGCCGATGAAGCCCACCCACCCGGAGATCTCGGCCACGATCCCCGACCACCCGCCCCGGATGGCGGCCATCACCAAGCGAAACACGAGGTACCACGGGCCCAAGATCACCGCCAAGATGAGTTGGCCCCACCGCTGGAGAAAGCTCACGATGGCGTTGAAGGTGGCCACGAGCCCGGACCACAACGCTTGGGCGGCGCCGATCACCGCCCGGAAAGCGGCGTTGACGAAGTTACGGAACCAATCCACCTTCAAGTAGAGGATCACGAGGGCGGCCACCACGGCCACGATCCCCACGATGATGAGCCCGAGCGGGGACGCCAGGAAAGACGAGTTGAGCAACATCCACGCCAGCTTCACGCCCGACACCGCGAGCTTGACTCCCTCCAACGCGGTCTTGAAGATGCTCACCGTCTTGGAGATGACTAGGAAGGTGGCGGCCAGGGTGATGAAGCCGCCGATGAGTGGCATCAACCAAGACGAGTTGGCTTCGACGAAACCGAAGAGCTTGGTGAGTTGATCCATGATCTTGGACACGGCCGGGAGGATCGTGGTCCCGATGGCCTCTTGGGCGTTCCCCCACGCCACGGACATCTTGGCCGAGCTTGTGGCGGTGGCCGCGGCGGTCCCCTTCACTTGGGACTCCACGTTTCCGAGCACGATCTTTTGGGCGCCGAGATGGTCCCCCGATTTCTCCATCTGCTTTATGGCCGCTTTTTGTTGCTCGGTGAACGTCACCCCGGACTTGGAGAGGGCGGCCATCCCCTTGACGGGATCCTCCAACGCTTTCCCGAGTTGGATGGCGTTGGAGTTGAGATCCCCATATCCGGCGGCGGCCAGATCGGCGGCGGCCGCGGTGGCCCGGTTGAAAACTCCCGATTGCATCCCGCTGGCGTTGGACACGGTGTGGAAGGTGGCCAAGAGCGCTTGGGCGCTCATTATCACCTCGTCGTCCACCCCGGTTTGCTTGGAGAGCGTCCCGGCGTAGCTCTCGGCGGCGGCGGCCGCTTTCCCGGTGGTGTCCCCCACCCCCTTGAAGGTGGCCACCAACCGGTTGTGGGCCACCATCGATTCCTCGGCCGCCTTGACGGTGGACTTCCCAAACTCCACCACCTTGGTGACGGCGTAGCCGGTGGCCACCGCCCCGGCGATCTTCCCGAGCGTGGAGCCGGTGGTCTTGGCCGAGTCGGTGGCGGTCTTGGACGCGTCGGACGTTTTCTTGAAAGCGTTTACGGCCGATGTGGCTTCACCGACGAGTTGAAAGAGGATCTTGGCGGCCATCGGCTAGCCCCGTTTCTCTTTCATCTCTTCGATGATCCCGGCCGCGGTGATCATGGCCACCGGATCTCGGAGCCATTCCCTCGGGGGGACACCGGTGGCCACCGCCAAGTCCACGGCTAAATATCCGAAGCCACCGGCCGGGTAGGGTCCAAGCCGTCCGGCCCGGCCGTGTCCTCTTCCTCGGCGGCTTCCAACGATTCCACGAACATGCGGAAAGCCTTGGCCGCCGGGTGGTCCGGGTGCTGGCGGCGGAGCGCCGAATACCACACTTGCATCCCTAGCTCTATCGGATGGTCTTGGACGCCCGAGCCGATGGCCCGCTCCGCGTTGAGTTGGTCCCAAGCGGCGGTGGTGATCTTCACCTCTTCCCCGGATAGGACCATCGTCACCCGGTTATTGAAGCTAGGCATTTAGGCTCCCTCCACTTCGTCACAGATCTTCTGGCCCGCTTTCTCCACGTCGGCGCTCCAGCGGGCTTCGGCGTGATCGGCGGCCCGGTACACGAAAGGGTTGGCTTCGATGTTGTGGGCGGGGCGGCCCCAATGGATGGGGACGGCGTACACGAGCGGGGAGGTGATGGTCCCCTTACCGGAGGTGAACGAGCCCGCCAGCCGTCCCGTCCGACGAGGGGCGGCGGACGGGACGGCGGCGGTGATGGTGGCGGCGGCCGCGGTGGTGTCTATGTCCCCGAGTTGCTTGGCGGCCTGGCGGAGCGTGGATTGCAAGCGTTCCTCCCCCACCACCTTCACCGTGGTGGCCATTAGGCGGCGGCGGTGGCCAACGGGACATCCGCCCCATAGGTCCGGGTGGGATCCTCTTGGAGATTCCACACGAAGTCCGAAGTCACCCGCTTGTTGACATCCCCGCCGTATGTCTCGGCCGGGATCTCAATTTGGAGTGTCCCGGTGATCGTGACGAGCGCCCCCTCGTTGGGGATGAACGAGTAAGCCACGATCTCCAGATTGTGGTTCCACAGATAGTCCACGGTCCCACCCTCGGTTTCGGCCAAATCGAAGTCTTGGACGAGCGTCCCCTCCAGCTTGTGGCCGTCCAGCTTGCGGGGCGGCGGCTTGGTGTCCCCACACAAGGTGGTCACCGAGTCCCCGTCGTCGGAGTAGGCGGACGTTATGCGGGCGTTGGTTATCTGACACGAGAAGTCCACCGCCGAAGCGGTGGGCCCGAGCGAGAGTGTTCCTTTCATCAACCTTGATTCATTGATCATCCGAGATCACCTCCGTAAAAGTCACGAGATAGGAAGGGTGGGTGTTGGTCCCGAGCACGTAGGCGCCGGGTTGGGCGGACTCCACCGGGTAGGTGGCGGCCACCGCGTCCACGAGGGCGTCCAGAGCGGCCCACACGGTACGGTCCCCGCCGGTTGGCGCCGGTGCGATGGCGTGGAGCCCCCACGTGGCCGTGAAGCCACACCCCACGTCATAGTCCCGCCGGGGCGGTACCACGAGCACGGCGGGGGGGTTAAGCGCGCCGGGATCGGTGGTGGCCCGGATCCCGGCGGCTTGGAGCTTGGCCACGATGTCGGCGGCGGGCCCGGTGGTACTCATCCGAGCACCATCTCCGACCACGGGGACACGTTGGCGTTTATGTCGGTGTCATAGGACAGCACCGTGGCCGTCCCCATATCGGACACGCCCACGATCCCGTCCGGGGAGTTGCGGCGGGCCATGAGCCGGTTGGTCAAGAGCCGTCCGGCTTCGATGAGCATGGGCGGGACGGGGAGCGGAAGCCCGTCCCCGTCCACGGTGAAGCCCTTGGGGGCCCGTAGCTCTATGGCTTGGGCGGCCGCGTCGGAAGCCTCTTGGATGGCCACATCGTCGGCCGTGTCCAGCGTGTCTATCCGGGCCCAAGCCTTGTATCCGTCCACGGTGAGCCACGGGCCCCCCGGCCACATGGCTAGCTAGCCGCCCGCTTGGTGGCGCCCGATGCGGGCCCGGCGGCTTGGGTACCGGTCATGGTCACCTTGCAAAACTGCGCCGGATCTACGGCGGCGGCGGCCCACATCCCGATCACGCCCACGTTGTATCCGGCCACCCCCACGTCCACCACCGAGAGTTGGACCGGTGCGCCGGGAGTCTCATAAAACTCCACTTGATCCTTGGGGCCCACGAGGAACGAGTCCGGGGCGATGTAGGGGTCCACGGCGGGGCGGAGCCCCATCACGCTGGAGATGTTCCCCACCGCGTCGGCGGTCCCGTAGGCGTTCCCCGGCGCCAGATAGGGGAAGAGCGGCCGCCCGTTGCCATCGGTGAGACTGGCCAACGCCCCGTAGGCGGTGAGCCCGAGCCACACCGTGTCGGGGAATAGGTTCTCTTCCCCGTTGGTGGCGCACATGATCGCGGCGGAGGTGATGGCGGCGGCCAGGGTGTTGGCCGTCCCGTCCCACGCCACCGATTGGGTGACGTTGGCTACCACGCCACCGAAAGCCCCCTCATCGGACTTCCGTCCGTACACCGATGCGAGATCGGAGAAGATCACGTCCAGCGCGTTGGGGGAGCTTCGGTTGGCAAGCTCCCACGAGACATCCACCCCCCCGGCGTAGCTATGCAAGGGGATCTTCACCAAGTCCAGCGTGAACGCTTGGGACGCCACCGGACCTTTCTCGGTGTGCGGGCCAACGTCGGTGTGGGCGCCGATGTGGGGGCGCTGGACTTCCATCCCCACCGGCGGAAGGTTGGGCTTGGTCATGGCGTCCACCGATGGCCGGTTCCCGAGCCACGTTCCCAAGATGTCCCCGGTGACTTGGGGCGGGACGAGCCCCGGCGTCCCGGCCGTGGTCACGTCGGCTAGCGCTCGGGTGAAGCGGGCGGACTCCCCGGTGTCCCCGTGCTTGGTCCGCATATACGCCAAGACGTACTCCCCCGGCGTCCGGTACGGAAAGGGGGGCGGCCCGGCCAGCGCGGCGGGATCTCCGGGCGGGCGGCCGGTGATCCGGCCCATCATCTCCCCGGCGCGGGCGTCAAGCTCGGCGCGCTCCACGAGCAAGCCGAGCCGGGATGTCTTGGCTTCGGCTTCGGCCCGAAGCTCGTTCCACGTGGTTTGTTCCACGTCGTTGAGGGTGTCTCGTTGGTCGGTGACGGCGGCCGCCTCTATGGCGTTCATCCGGCCGTGTAGCTCGTCTATGGACTGGCGGAGCACGTCCACAAGGGAAATAGGCAACGGGGGATCCTTTCTCACGAGTCTAGAAATCTGTGAAATCTCTCAACTCGGGTGGATCACGTATCCCGATGGTGGCCGTGGTTCCCCGTGGGGAGGGCTCCGGTCGGCGTCCGGCCCGTCGTCGGGGGAGGTTAGCGGGTGGAGATCGGCCGGGTGGCGGACGAGGGCGGATCCGGCGGCGGCCGGGTGTCATCCATGAGCCGTTGGAGATCGGCCCGGACGGGCTCGGCTTGGCCGGTGGACAGGTAGTGGAGCCACCGGGCGGCCACGTCCAGCGGGATCACCACGGCGTCCGCTTGCGGGCTCATCGGGCTAGCACCCGATCCACCGGCGCCACGAGCGGAGCGGCCGCCCGTCGTCGGCGTAGAGCCGTCGTCCGCACCCGCGGCAAGCGATGAGCGACCAATCCGGGCGGTACGGCGGGGCGGCCCGCCGTGCCAACTCCCGCTCCACCGCGGCTTCTAGCTCGTCCATTCATCGGCGGGAGAGTAGGAACGTGAGCAACATCACCAACGCGATGACGCCCACCTCCGCGATGAGCCACCACGCTTGGCCGGTGGTGATCATCGGCGGACCACCCGGCCCCACCGGTCGGTGAGCCCGGAGCGGACATCTCGGAGCCGGGAGCGCTCGGCGGCCAGGGCGGCCAAGCTCGGGTGGCGCTCTTGGGCGGCCCGGACACCGTGGACGCCCGCCTCGTCATAGGCCGGGAAATTGCACACCGACACTTCGCGGAGGATCACCTCCGTCCGCTCGTGGAGATCCCACCGGTGTGGCGGGCTCCGCTTGGCGCCGTCCGTCACGGTGTGGGTGACGGGCTCAAATCCGATGGACAAGCCCGAGATGGCGTCGTCCGCGACGAGGGCCAACACTTCGTCCGCCTTGGGGGTGGCCGACAGATGGAACGCGGCGTGGAGCCCGTCGTCCTCTTCGGTCAACTCGGTGGACGCCCCGATCGGAAGCGCCCGGCGCTCGTGGGACACCAAGAGCGGGACGGGGTGGGCCCGCTGGGAGATGGTCTTGGCGAAGCTCCCCTTTCGGAACACTTCGGAGTAGTCGTCCCACCAATCCGACACGTCCAACTCCACGTCATAGGGGACGGCCAGCCCGTAGAGCGTCCGCCCGTCTGCGCCGGCGGAGCCGTCATCGTGGCGGACGGCCAAGTGGCGGGCGTAGACGTGGGTCAAGGTCCGAGACACGGGGACGAGGGCGGGAGCGGACATCGGGTTACCTTCCGACGAGATGGAGCGGGGCGGAGAGATCGTCCGGCGCCGGGGATCCGGGCCCGCCACTCGAGCTAGCCGGGACGACGGCGGGGGCGGGCTTGGGCTCGGATTCCTCCGGGCCACCGGCGGCGGGGAAACCGGCCAGGGTGCGGGCTTCCTCCAAGGTGATGATCTCGGCGCCGTAGAGCGACACCGC